TTCTTAGAGGCCGACGTCTCCAAATTTGGTATCTAGGGCCGCTCCCTGGCGCTCCCGGAACTGCTTAAGGAACTCTTGACGTGCGGCACGATTAGTAAGAATCTGCTCACGGCTGAAGGTTCCGTTGTTAGTCGGAAGGTTGTTAGGGATTGGCGTTGGGGTGCCCGACTGGAGGGTGGGCCTTGTTGGTGTTGGAGCTGGGGCACTGGAACGGGCAGCTTGGGCTTGGAGTTCATTCACATGTTCAGCCGCGTACGCACGGTAGGCCAGCCTATAGAACTCTTCTAGTTGGCCTGCAAGACGCGGGTCTGATTTTGAGGCTCGGATAGCATCAGCTAAGCGCGGGAACTGCTCTAAAGTTCTCGTGTAGTCTGGGCTATGCAGCCACTGCCGGAAGTCTTTGGCTTCCGACTCTACCTTGTTGATTGCCTGTTCTTCGTAGACACCTGTGAGTGCCGGTGCAAACTGAGCTAAAGTTGCAGATTGGAACTCCGCCAGCGCATCCATGTACCCAGTTTCGTCACCCTTTTGGGCGGCTTCTGCTAGGCGCTTGAACATCGTCTTGCGGTAGTCCTCAGCGGGCAGCGTTGTCGCTGGAGCCACTGGAGCCTGCTGCTTCAGCTGAGCGAGCTCAGCCTTAAGGCGTTCTACAGTTCGGTCCTTCTCCTCTGTTCCACGGACCGCTTCCTCTAATGATTTATAAGACGTAGTGCCAGTCTTAAGGAAGTACTCAGGTTGTGTCTGTTGTGCAGACGCCGGAGCGCCGGAGTTCTGCCCTTGTGGGGCTGTCTCCGGATTTGGGAACAGCTCGTCTAACGTAAGACCGCCATCGGGTGGATTCCACCCTAGTTGGTCTGTTTGTTCGTTGCTCATTCTCTACCTTTCTCCTTGTGGGAGTCCTGCATTTTCAGGTGTTGTCACCTGAGAGCTCCTCCCGACCACATCAATTTGGCCGAGTATCTGCTCAAAAGCTTGTTGTTCGAAGCTGGTGGCTTGGCGCTCAACGGGCCGATTCTTCACAGCTAGGGCCTGTTCGAGCTGGGTCTTGAGCCAGTTACACCAGTTTGCGCCAGACTGAAGGAACTCAAAGTCCTCTTTCGTCTTGTGGCGAGTCTTCTCTAGGGCGTCCTTCAGAGCGAAGCGCTCTGCAGCCAGTTTGGCGAGGAGCCACTGGAACCCTGGGTGGTGCTCTAGGGTGCTCACGGCGGCTGCAGCTGCTGCGTCTAGCACGGGGACCTGCCCGCGCTCAATCTCTACTATGTGGAACTGTGAAACTTTCTTACTCCCCGCCATCTAGCCCTCCCAGGCCCATGCCGTTTGCTCCGAATTGCTGACCCATTCCTCGTGCTAAGCTCTTTGCTCCAGCACCAGGGATTGCTCCCTCTTGCTGGATTCCCCTAGGGCGCCCAGGCTTACCGCCGGAAGCCGGCTTAGGCTTAAGACTAGCCTTAGTGTGCTCTAGCTGAGTCTTACTCTCGTGATTTAGGAGCGCCTCGAAGGTCATCATAGCGATTTGCTGCTGCATCGCTTGCTGCTGCTCCATAGCGACCTGTTGGTCGCTCTTGATGATGCGGTTGATGTTGCGGATTTCGAAGACCTTTGCTATCTCGCGGAGGCCCTCACCTTGGTTCCAGAAGGGTGTTTGTGAGGCCCAGTTAGCGAATGCGAGTAGATTGCGTTGGCGAACGACTTTGTTTGTGGCGTAGTTCGCCGCAACCAACTCAAAGTCAAAGTTCCCGATGAGCTCCTCAGGGTGGATTACAGGCCATTTCTGGATGCCAACCGGAGCATCCGTAATGCGAACCTCTTCCTCGTTGGTCATGAACTGCTGCAGCATACTAGAGCACATCTCTAGGAGCGGCTGGAGCACCTCTAGCTCGTAGTTCCGAATGAACATCTTGAAGCGGAAGTTCGCCTCGTTGACAATGCTCGCTATGCCGGTGGCTGTGCGGTTGCCTGTGGGTTGGCCGACGCCCTTAGAGTAGAAGTCTGAGATGCCACTGGTCTGCTCAATCATGCCTTTGTAGACATCTAGGATTGCGTAGTCCTGGCGACTCGGGGTGAAGAACGGCAGCGGTGCTATGACCTCGTTTGGGTTCCCGGAGACGCCGACTTTGCCTCCTGGAACGTTGAACATATTCAGCGCGGAGTGGTCAATATCAGCGTTAGTATCATACGCATAACGCCTGTTGATGCCCAGATTCCAGTTGTCAGCCACCATATTGACAAAGCGGTTGAGCGACTCTGTGAGGTCTGAGATGATTTCGATTGCGCCAAGGCCGAATACCTCGTTAGGAAGCTTGATGAAGCTGGTGTGCAGAATCGGGCACTTCATGTGCATAAACGGATTCGGCCCAGTATACAGGAGAATCGCTTGGCCGCCGTACATCCGGCGTTTGTAACCGCTGTAGCTGGCCTGGCGGAAACTCGCTCTGAGGTCCTTCCAAGAGATAGCCTCGCGGTCATTCCCGAAGGTCTGGATGGTGACTGTGTTGTCGGTCTCGTTCCAGAGCTCTCCAATGCGGATTATGACGGAGTCTGCGTCGGATTCACCCTGGAGAGCGTCCTCAAGCTCCTTAAAGCCCTGCTCAAAGTACAGTGGCTTGATGGTGCCTGTGGGGTCCTGTTGGGCTGCCATGACGGAGAGCGCTTGCTCCCGCTTCATTTGGCCCCAGGACTTCTCTACGATGTGCGCTGTGAGCTTTCCGTCTGGGTCAACTAGGAGGTCATAGACGTCAATCGCGGTGAACTTAGGGCGCATCCTCGGGATTAACTTCTGCTGAGGGTTGTACCGGAGGACAATCGGAGCGCCGAAGGGGTCTGTGGCGGGCTGCATCTGGGGCTGTCCATCAGGTCCGGGGACCATCGTGGGCTTGCCATCTGGCCCTGGGACAATCACAGGAACCATTGCGAACTGCGGAGCGGGCTCTACTGCGACTTCGAAGTCCCAGTCCCAGTCTACTTTGAGGCCGGCGTGGCCGTAGATAGAGATGTTCCGGATGTGGTCTTCGACTGCATGGATAATCCGCGCTTGGTGGAGCTTATATTTCAGCACCAGCTCCATCTTCTCCGAAGCTTGTTCGTCATTCTCTGTGCGCCCGGAGCACTCAAACCAGGGGTCAAAGGAGAAGAACGCATCCGAAACTCGGCTGACTATCTGCTCGATGTTCGAGAGTGGATACGGAACGAATGTATTGCTGCGCGGGGTGGTGTTATCTGGGAAGGTCTTGCGGTCTTGCTGACCGACGTATTGGCGGTAGAAGAACGCTCGCCGTTGGTCGTATTGGCGCCTAAAGAACAGCATCCGCTCCATATGAGCGTTGCTACGGGCTAGGGCATCCTTAAGAGGGTCCCCAGTCGCAACTGGACCGATGGGACCCTTTGGGGATACTTGCTGGAAGCTAGGAGCGGCCATTAGTTAACTTTCCACTTAGAAACGTCTACGCTGTTTTGACAGGCTTTGCACGGAGCGTACTTCGCTTTTAACTCGTAGGCTACGCTGCCGAGGAATCCAACCGTTAATGTGCCCAGGACTCTGTCTGCTAATGATGTGCCGACCCAGAAGGAGAAGCCCAAGGCCAGCCAGAATCCAGTACACACCGGGCATCTAATTAGCTCCGTTAGGAGCGCTGGGAGCCGGAGTTTCGACTGGAGCTTGTGGCTGAGGCTGGAGTCCACTACCAAATACGTTAGCTGAGCCTGCGCTAAGACGCTTAAAATAATCGTTTGCCACTTCACTGTATTTCCCCTCGTCAAAGCCCGTTAGGATGGCGCTAGTGGGCCTGTAGATTAGTACTGGATACATCGGACTGCCGAGGACGGCTTTGACACCGGCGTCAGCAATCGGGTCCTCATTTGAGACCACTAGGTTGACTGGCAGATTGCGAGCCCTTAAGTAGGCCTCGGCTTCTGCACAATGTGGGCATCCGATGAGCCCGTAGAGTGTAAACGGTGGTACTTGAGACTGGTTATTCAACTTCCCTCCTATGCGCGGTCTATTTTTTGAATCCAGTACACACCGCCGGCTGTACTGAAAACTCGAATCCTGTCTGTGTGGTCCCCAGTGCCCAGAGTCTGGACGCTGTTAGCGGGGAACTGGAAGTCCGACGCGGCTGCGGCGGCCATACCAGAGTTCCCAAACTTAACGTGGAAGTCCCCTGCACAGGTAATAAAGAAGATTTGGTCGGTCCCCAGGACGATTTCCGCAGTGCTGGCTGCGGCGCCTAGGGTCGCTGTGACGCCTGCGTCTCCTGAGAACTGGGATACAAAGAGAAACTCTGCCATGTTGGTTAGTCCTTTTCCTGCTTGATTGCACTGACCTCGGCGTGGTCAAAGAGACTGAGGTCGAATTCTCCGCGCTCGTAGGCCTCGTTTGCGTGGCGTAGCATCACTGTGGCAGCCTCAAGGCGCTCTTCCCGCAGATGCGCCGGGGTAGTCGCAATCTTGTGGGTCCACCAGGCCTGCCAGCACTGCTTACAGCCGGTGCTCGTAGGGGGCTTCTCCTGGGCGATGTAGTTATGGGTCCCACAGACTAGCTGGACTCTGTTGGTGTCCATGACGTCAGCCAGGATGGATTCCATCTGGCCAGGCGTGTACTTAGTGCTAGTAGGCAGTTTCATTAGACTTTGGCTGCTACGCTGCCAGCGGCGGACTTCAGCTTCGCTACGATTCGGTTGTGCAGCACGAACCCAGCTACTCCGGCTAAGACTGCTCCTGCGAGGAATGCTTCAAGAATGTGCATTGTGTCTCCTTAAGATTTCGTAGATAATCACGCTCAGCCATGCCAGGATGGCGGGAATCTGGAAGTCCCCTGAGGTGTTCATCAGCCAGTCACCTGGGGAGCCCACACCACTGTTCATCGTAATCCAGTCAGCCAGGAAGTTCAAATGTGTGTGGCTTGACATTAGGATGTGCGCGATGTCGTCCATCTCGTAGAATCCGCCGCCAGGGACCCGAACGGGCATCTGGCCTTTATTCGCGGCGGTTACGACAGCATTCATTCCGTAACCTAAGTACTGAATAACGACTGGCAAGAATGGTATCAGAGAGGTCTTCCAAAGTTTCATTAGGCCCTTGTTGCCTAGGTGTCCGAGCGGGGAGGGGTTCCACCCGGACCCTGGGACCTCAGCGCATCATCAATAGCGGGTTCTAACCGCAGAGAGATACGCTGAAACTGAAAAAGGCACAATCTCACTCCGAAGATTGTGCCAATAGCCAACGAAGAATCAAAGAGAACGGCAGCAGTAGATAGCAGAAGAGTTGGTACAAGAGCTCCCACATAGACGCCAAGTTCTCCCATGGTTGTGGCTAAGTATGTAACTAACGAGTTTGTTTCGATTAGGAGGCCGTATTTCCGCATCCGGCGCACTGTGAAGGTTGCGTCGTAGACTGCGAGGACGAAACTCCCTATGAACGCTGCTGCCCCCCAGGGTGTCACTTAGAGGGCGCTCGTAGTACCAACGCGGACTTTGCCGTGGCCACTATAAGCGGGCTGGGCAAGCTGACTGTCATAGGCTTCGTGCTTCCCGACGCCGTAGTCAGCGGTCGAGAGGCTAGCCGATTTCTGACCTGGCATGTCAGCGAGCTCGCCTTCGATGCGGCTTTTAATGGGCATCGAGCTTTCGGACATATCGGCTTCTGCACTAGAGTGCATATCCGCATGGTGAACCGGCGGCGCTGAGTGCATCTTACTTTGGTGTTTAGCTGCGACGTTCATCGTTGACCTTTCGTAGGCAGGTTTTCCTGTCGAGAGATGTTCTTGAAACTCGGAACTGGCATCTCAATCTGGTCGAAGCTGCCAGTCTGGGTGACTTCGTAGGAATCTGGGGAGTGCGTAGGTGCGCCAGCGCCATGACCCTTGCTCCAGTCGTGTGTGCAGGGGCTAGCCTGGGGTGCATGTTCGTCCGCGTAGGGGGTGTTGCGGCCAGTTCTGCCGCTCGCTACCACGCTCGCATGGGGGTCAATCTGGAGATTCTCCCGCTCAATCACTGTATAGTTCTCTTCCTGGGTGCTCTTAGAGATGAGCTGCTCAGGACCGAGCTTGAATGCTACTTGGACACCGCTGTCGATGCCGCCTTCTGCACTCGGAACGCCGGTTGAACCGCCACTAAGACCGGAGCCACGCTTACCTGAATCACTGCCATAGTTATTTGTTTTTGGCATTCGCTATCGCTTTCTTCTGGGTAGAGGGGCGCCAGCCCGTTTTCCGCATCGTACCGTAGACGTAGGCGCCCTTCCTCTTGCCCGTTAGGCCCATTTTAGCGGCTCTCTTCTTAAGAGCCCGCTCCATTGCCGCTGGCATAGGCAGTTTCTTAGAGTGCCCCTGGAGTCAACGCTGAGTTACGGAGTTCGACTCTATCAATCGGAACCCACGCAGAGACAGTGTCATCCCAGAGTCCGCCATCCGCACGGAAGATTAGGACATCCGTAGAGAGGTTAGCGGTTACGACGCCCAGAGAGGGCGCCGGCAGATTGATGCTAATCGAGGTCGGCTTCGCAAAGGAGGCCGTAATGTCAGCCGCCGAGCGAGCCCAGGTCGATTTTGTTTCGTCAACTAATACCGGAAGAGCCATTCTTTATCTCCTTAGTAGAGTGACCGGATTGCAATCACGAGCGTGACGTTAGTCATCGACGTCGGAGTGCCGGTCAGTTTCAGTCCTAGGCGGTCTCCAACAGCTAATGTAGAGACTCCTGAGTTGACTGAGAGGATTGTTTGAAGTGTGTTGGCGGTAGCCGCGAGGTTGAAAGTAGTGCCGTTTAGAACGCTAGAACCGCTAGCCGGAGCTCCGGTTCCAACATCCTTAGTAACATCAAGGGTGGTTGCACCACCAGTGCTAGCGACTGCGTGAATCTCCTGAACGCTGATAACCTGGTAGGGGCGGTCCGCAATGAACACCGTGGAGTAGTTCGTTGTGGTGGCCGCGCCGTTAATGACAACCTGGATTGGTTCGCGCTCGGAAACGTGGTCGCTTAGTACCGGGTACTCACCTGAGAATGAAAAGGCCATAGTGTTTTCTGGTCCTTTCCTTTAGCGGTACACTTGAATCAGTACGTTTGTCCCGCCGGCGGTCACCGGAAGTGTGGTTGTGAAGTTGATTACGCAGGAAGTCGCTGTGATGGAGGTGACGCGCGGGGCCGCGTTGGAGCCTTCAACGGCCAAGACGCCCGTAGCTGCCGGAGAGGTAGCCGGTGGGGTCGCCAAGAACACCAGGACTGCGCTCGGAATGTAAGAGAGCGCCTGGACGCCGTCGATGAAGTTGAAAGTGAAGGTAGTAGCGGCGCCATCGCCCAGGAGGTTCACAAGATAAGTGAACGCTGGTTCGACGCTAACCACGCTAGCTACAGTGACGCCCGAACTGGGGACGCTAGGTCCACCCTTCGGAAGCCCTTGTACAGAGGTTGCGGTAATAGCCATTTAGACTGTTTCCTTTTTGTTTAGGGATACTGTGTTGAGTTTTGGCTCACCACAGGCCGTACAGGCCAGAATGACCTGTGCTATGCGAGTTCTTTCGTCTATGAAGGTCTCGCAGACGAAATATCGGTGCTCGCCTGTACACCGCCCCTCGGAATTCTCTATTTTCACTGGCGTAGCCCTCGCACGATGGTTCCATTAAGCTTAGTCGTAACTTGCTCCGGAGCGACAAAGAGACCGCTCGTGGTGTCGTAGATAGCGAAATCCGCGTAGACTTTGAAGACGTGCCCAGCCAGACTGGGGTCCAAGGCTGTTACTGCGGTGGATTTAGTCTGGTGCTCAGAACAGGATGTGTTCTGTGAAAACGTTCGGTTCGGCATATGTTTTTATCTGCTCTCCCAGGCGTTACAGCAGGCCCAAAATTCGATGATTCCCTCGACTAGCTTGCACTCGCCGGTTCGACTGTCACCGCTAGAGGCTGTGTAGTACTCGCAGTTTCCGCAGTGCGTCGGTACGGAGCGGCTTTCCAGATAACCAGCTGTGCTGCGGGGGACAGTGGGCACCGGGTTGTTAGCGAGCTCGCTGTCGCCGCCAATATATAGTCCACAAACGCCTTTTTCGTAGCTAACCCGTGTGTCAGAGGTTCCATCAATGTGGACGATTGCACAGTTTTCACCGGAGTGCGTAGTGACCCTGAGAGCACACTTGCCGCAGCTAGCGCCTATTCGGCTTGCCCCAGGATTCAGCACCTGAGGTGGCATGTAAAGGACTACTGCTTTTTGGAGTTTCTCCGCCAAGTTTAGGGCCCTCCACTGGGCGTTTGTTCAGGATTTCGTTCGAAACGATGTTCCCGTCCCCGCTTAGATTGATTTCTAGGTCACGTCCGTAGCGTATCTTCTGCTTATCAAAGTCGTGGACGGGATTATCGTTGAAGACCTTCTCAGCTTCGAGCTGAGCCGAGTCTACGGCGGCTTGGAACTTAGGATGCACTCTTAGACCGGAAGGACTGCCTTGACTTGTGCGTCGATTGCAGAGACTGCGGCAGCATCAGTATTCGCCTGAGCGTCTACTGCAGCTGCGGAAGCGGCCCCTGCGCCCTGAAATGCGGCTACCAGGGCCTTGACATCGGTGTCGAGCTGTACGAGGGCGGCTGCTACTGCGTCGGTGGCTGCGCTCATTCTGTTGATGGCTCCTATTAGTTTGAGGATTATTCGCACATACCCCCCTAGGTGTACGAGTTGTTGCGACTAAATTCAGCTTTTTCGGTCGCAGAGAGCTCGGGAGCGCCTCTGGACTTAAAGCGGTGGCCCGCTAGGTACTGGAAGCAGTTCATGAGGTGGTCGTGGCGCTTCCTGGGCTTATCCTTAGATGTGCCCTTGAGGGGGCCATTGTGGTAGAAATCCCACACGTAGTGCTCGATTTCCCACCGGAACATATCTAGGGTGCGGAAAACCTTGACAAAGGGGTGCCGAGCGGCTGCTGTGACTGTGCTGTTGATGTACTCGCGGCCCGCGTTGACGCCGAAATCTTCGGGTAGTTTGGCCTCTCGGACCGGGATGCCGGCCTCACGGTAGAGCTGGGCGATGGTTTTGTGGGTCTCAGCGTTGCGCTGGATACCGCCTCGGGGGTCTATGAGCCAAAGGTCGATTTTGTCGAAGCCATTTCGCACCAGGATGCTCTTTGCATGTTCAGAAACTACTAAATTCTTTTCGTAGTACTCTCGGTAGACGTACATGTTACCAGAGGTGTCGAAGGCTGCCCAGAGGACGGCGGTGGGCCCTGTTGGGGCTGGGTCGATGCAAACGACTCGTTTCCAGTCCTTGTGCAGGGTAATAGGCGCGATGAGGTGTTTCTCGGCTTTCCACTGGTCATAGACCAGGCCGCTGCGTCTAACGAAGTCTCCATAGAGCCGGGTGAGTTCATCGGGTTTGCCTGCCCAGTATTCTTTTAGACGCCGTTTCTCATCTTCGGGAACAAACGGGTTGTCTAGGACGCTCAGACTGACCGAGATAATCTCTTTGGAACCCTTGACGTACTGCTCATGCAGGTCATAGACCCAGGGTTCGCGTACGCCAGAAGAAATGTCCGCAAGAGGCGTAACAGTAACAAGGATTTTGCCGGCGCAGTCCGCTGTTCTCTGCCGGCACTCCTCGTAGATGTCGATGTCCGGCTCCTCGTCAATCCAGACCAGGTCCACGGATGCGCCCTGGAACTTCTCCCGACCGCTATCGGCGCTCTTACAGGTGATGACCGAGCCATTCTTGAAGTAGACTTGGAAGTCGCTTTCTGAGATTTTCTTGATTACTGTCTCTCGCTCGGAGCCACTCGGGAGGAATCCGGGGTGGTCCTTGCCATTTGAGAGCTTCTCGTACCAGAGGACGTTCTTTACTGTCGGGAAGTCGAGTCCGACGACCCAGATATTGTTTGGCGGAGGGGGGATAGGGAGATGTTGTACCCACTCCCAGGCAGGCTCATCGCGGAAATAATCCTTTCCAAGAGCCCAAGCAACAGCGATGGGAGCTCCGGCTTCAGATTTTCCACTTCGATTGCCACCTCGAACGAGGACCACTTTGGCCTCGGGCTTCCAATTTCTGAAGATGTCCCACTGATGGCCGGTTCCGTAGGGGTGCCAGTAGCGAATGTAGGACTCATCTTTGCGTTTGCCCTCTATAGCGTCTAGGACTGCCAGTCTCTCTGACTCTGGGAGCGCCGCTAGTTCCGCTAGTGCGGCGTCAATTTGGCTCAACTTTGGGTTCCTTTGACTCGGAGGCGCCTCGGAGCTTAGTCCGGATGCGCTCTAAGTCTGCCGCAGAGAGGCCGTTGAAGACTGTGACCTGGGTTTCGTTGCCCAGCCAGCCCTCAACCTTAGTGGCCTTCAAGATGACCTCCGCTGCTTTGTCGAACTCGCCCTCATCCATAAGATTCTGGATGCAGGTCAGCAGCTGTCCAATCGCGGTTTTCCGAGACCATTCAGGGTTTCGGCCAACTTCAGCATAAAAGCGGAGGGTTTCGACTCTGAGTAGAGCCGAGAACTGTTTGCTTCGAAAGACTTTACTTGCAATATCCTTGGTTATTGGGATGTGAAGACGAGTTGCGGCTTCAGCTAAGGTCATATGCTCCCTGACCATTACCTCTGCTGCTGGCCTCCACCACTCTTCTTCAGTTAGATAGTTCATTTATTGTGACCCGGTTGTTGATAGCGTGTATCTTTTCAGCGACTTCAGCACGAATACAGGCTTCTTGGTCAGAAACCTTAGATTGGGGACCACCATGCTCAGCGTAGGTTAGTTGCATTGCGAGCTCAGCTACGTCCCGTTTGCCTCTAAGGTAGGGTAAAAGTTGTGCTAAGACAGCTTGAGCCCGCTTTCCTGAGGCTTCCCACTTCCAAAGTTGGCGATTAACGCCTCGACCTTTAGCAAGTCGATTCCCAAAGGTGCGCTCGAAGAGCTGCAGAACCTCTAAATCAGAGCTTTGGACTGAAATCTTGAGACAGTTAGTTAAGCGTTTCGTAGTGCGCTGGATGTATACACAGCCCTCACCATCGAAGTATCCTGCTAGATATGGTATAAGCACACTACCCCTGCCAGCTAATCCCGAACACCTACAGGGATTAGACACTTCAGACCCCCTGTTTGTTAAGCGCCGAGCGAAAATAACTGAAGATTTTTTACGCGTCTAAGGCAGTTTGCTAGTTTAACTCCCTAAAACGCACCAGGGGACTCGAAAAGTGCCTCTGAGTGCACAGAGAGGGCCCTCCTAAGAGATGCGCCTTCCCTGGGGTTAAA